TCATTTTTTCTGACCGCCGACCACCGGCACTATTTTAGTTTTCCTGTCATAAATTGCCGTTTGCCTCGAATTTTTATGTCCTGAAATAGCCTGCTTCTCCTCGAGGCTTCCTTCCAGATCAGAGACGCCTTTCGCCTTCAGATCGTGAAATGTGAAATCAATCTGCAGGTGTGGGTTCTTTTCCTGTGCTGCGATTTTGGCGTCGCGCCAGCGTGAGTTAAAACCGTCGCGGGTGTATTTGCTGCCGCTGGTCTGGTGAATGACAAACAGGCTGCGGATCCCCGGCTTTAACGGCAAGGAACGGGCGAGGGCGACCGCAGCGCGCAGGCGTGGTGACCATGCCTTGATTTGCTTAACACCGGTTTTACCCTGGCGGATAAAGATCCCGGTTTCGCGCAGCTGGTCTTCAGTCAAAGACAGAACATCGCTTTGTCTGGCCAGGCACAAATAAGCAATCTCCATAGTGGCTCGCACAACGTCAGGGGCTGCGTCATAAACCGCTTTATACTCCTCGTCTGTGATATAGCGCTCGCGGGAAACCTCTTTAAATTGCTTAACTCCCTGGCAGGGATTGCGCTGAACATAACCGCGTTCGTAGCCCCAACGGAATACCCTGGAAAGAAAACTCTTTTCCCGGTTAGCCTGGGTGCGACTGGACAGTCCGCGCTGATCCATATACCGCCGGATGTGTTCTGGTTTGATTTTATCAGGGTTAATTTTTCCAAAGACGGGTAGAACTTTGCCTGAGTACTTTACGTAGTCTTTTCTGGTTTCGGCTGCCAAATCCATAAAATCAGGGGAGCACATAAACTGATCGGTAAGAGTCTGAAAGGTTCTCTTTTCTTTTTCTTCACCCACAGCTTTTTCATAGGCCAGCCATACGGCTGACTGCGGCTCGGTCAGCGCGCATAGCCGTATGGCTTTGTTATCCTTATTCCTGAATTCATATGCCGCTTTACCACGGTAGACGCGGGGCGGCATCCAGTTATCGGCGGGGTTTTTACGCTTTCCGGCCATTGAATACCGCTCCAAAATCTGGTTCTTCTTCCTGCAACTCTTCGGTGTTCTGGTTGCGGTATTTTATCGGGTTAGTGAAGTGGCCCCATGTTGTTTTGGGGTGTCCATCAGCCCTTTCTATGAAGAAGATACCAGCCCGGCGCAGTGCTTCGCATTGCCTGGATTTAAGAGGGGTTCCGGTTAGCTCAATCATCTCCTCCCTTGAGATGATGTCGTTTTCGTGTCGCATGGTCTTTCCTCATCATGCCGACTATCGCGTTATCAGCTTCTTCGCATGCGCGTTCGATTTCAGTCCTGGTCAGGGTCTTCTTTCGTACGCTGGCGGATAACCGGCCAATCTTGATATCGAAATCTGAGAGCAATACAGCTCCCGGTTGCCATCGCAGCATAGCGTTCTCCGTTTTCAAAGGGGGCAGCCATGCTAGCGATGGTTGGTTTTTATTTCTGATTAGGCTTAATCAGGTTTGGTTTATCCCGAAACGCGCGGTTCTCGCGGGTAATTTTGACGCTCTGGGGAAAATGAAAATCGAATTCGCAGCGTGCGCATGCTTCGATAATCCCGTTGGTCCCGTCCGGGAAAACCACGTGAATGGCATCCCCTCGCTTCAGAGTTATTTTCAACATATCAGCGCACCTGTAGTGAACGTTCGCCGATCTCCAGATGGGCGCCCGGTACCGGATTTAACAGCTCCGCTGGCACTTCTCCGCCCTCGGCGGTGATTTGTGCAGCAGCGGCTTCTGCTGACTCGATAGCCTCCTTGATGGCCTTTTTATCTGGCGCAATTACAACCTGCATGGTCACCAGCTCATCGGGCAGCAGATCGGTGTTATCGATCACAACGCTGATGCTGCCTTTGCGAGCGGTGAATGTGTTTTTAGCCGTTTTCAACTTATCCAGCCCAGCCGCCATCAGGCAGGACAGAATATACTTACGCAGGGCTTTATCCTTATTCTCAAAGGATTTCTTGCGCTCGGCCAGACGCTTCATTTCATCGTCGCAGGTGCTGGCGTTGCCCAGGTTATTACGCGCGATCACCATGACAGCATCCAGCTTGTCAGCCAGCGCACCTTCAAGACCTTCCAGCGTATCGGCGATCATCTCCGGGGTCAGGTCATCAGAGCTTTCCAGCAGCTGCAGCAGGTTCTGGTAGTCGGCAGCGATAGCAATAGCAGTAGTGGAAGTCATTATGCTTTCTCCTCGGATTTATTCAGTTCTTTGATACGACCGTCTTTAATGGCAATGAGTCGGCGAAGGCGTCCAGACAGATAACGTTCATGCTGAGTATCACCTTTGGCCTGAGCCGCCTTAATGTGAACATCGACTTCACGTGCAATAGGGGAGAACACTCCGTTAATTTCATTAACCGTCACGCCATGCGCCAGGGTATTAGCAACACGGCTTAATTTGTCGTCAAACTCCTGGCGAAGACGTGCGGCGTCCTCGGCGGTTTCGCTGGCATTCTTCAAATCAAACTCAGCTTTATTTTTCTGGCGGTACTCCAGATTGTCGTAAAGCCCCATAAAGATATCGCCGCTGAACCCGAGGCCAGATAAAGCCTTTTTAGTGGCATCGGTAAGGGATTTTTTAGCGGCTTCACCATCACAGATTGGGCCGTATTTGCTGCCGTAAATGTAGGGGGTGCAGCCGTAGGCCGTTTCCTCACCACGAACACCGTCCTTCAGATACCACAGTTTGATTTTAATAACGTGGTGCCTCTCGGTAAGTATTCCCCCCATGCCATCAGGGATCAGTTCCCATGTATTATTTCCGTCTGTACCTTTGACCGTACGTGTAATAGGCGCCCCTGTATCAAAGCGTTCTTCCAGGATATCAACGCCCCAACCGATCCCCTTAGGACCAAATTCACGAGTGGCCACCATGGTCATGTAGTAACCATTGATGGAGGTCCCGCCACCGTTTACTGAAAATGCAGTGGTAAAACGTTCATCAGTTTTGAATACGTTTTTCCATAGCTCCAGATTGTCACGCTCTGCCGCCTGCATTTCGTTAATGCTCTGGACGACCTCGGAAGCTTTTGGCAGGTTCTCTTCTCGGTTAATGCGTTCAACAAGTTGATCGGCATCCCGAACAATAGTTTCTGCTTTATCGCTTAATGTTTCTTCACGCTGGGCATCATTGCCAGAATCGTTTGCATAAACGCCATAGCCCATATCGTTGAGCGCCTCACGCGCCTGTTTCGCCTGGGTATCGGTTACAGCTGGTGGCGGCACTTCCGCTTTTTCGCCCACGTTTGAGGCGGGATTTTGAGTTACTTTAACTTCCGGCTGCTTAACGGATCCGGTTTCGCTTTCTTCAAAGCGGCCGTTGGCTTCCAGCCAGGAATCGATATAGCGACGCAGGCTTTCGGGGAAATGGTAGGTATCCTTTGCCGGCGCGTTTTGCACTACACCGAAGATACTGGCGCGATCGTACTTCAGAATCCGCTCAGTCGTCCGGAGCGCCATAGACCAGCGTTTAAAATCCTCCCGCTCATCGGCAATAATCTTTTCTGCATCGCGGAGGTTGCCGGATAATACCGGTGCTGTAGGAGCGATAGGGATGAGGGCGACAGCTATCTCCTGATCCAACGTCGCATAGGTATGTTTGTAGCCACGCTGAGGTGCAACGGTAAAGCTGGCCGTATCCTCGCCAGCATTACCAGCAGCTGGTGAGGCAGATTTATTTCCTGTCGCGAGCATTTCGTCGCGCTTGCCCGGATTTTCAAGCCAGCGCTTAACGAACTGTGAAATAGCCGATTTGCCCGGCGTCTGGTTTTCAAAGTGGGTAAAGATCCCCTGAATCAGGTTATTCAGCCCTTCAACGTGCATGTGTTTAACCGGCTCGTTGTTGTGCAAGGCGCAAAGCACATTGAAATTAAAACGGTCATCCTCTTCCATGGGTTCGTCGTGGTTATCCAGATCATCAAGATAATCGACAACCTGCGAATAGAGATGGCCGTTCATCTCTAATTTGCTGAAGAGTAATACAGCAGCAAACCGCTCCCTGGGGGATACAGTCATTAGATCAATAATTTCATCGCCGGCCGGCAAGTCCGGCGTTCCGGCCCCCAGACTGTTAGCCACCCATTTTTCACCGTCAAAGGTATTTTCCTGGGTGAACTGCTCATCGAACTGACCGATGGCAGGACGAGGCTGACCTACGGAGTCTTCCCAGATTTTTGGTTTGAAATAGTTATCGCCGTTTGCCGGGTAAAACTCCCAGAGTTTGCCGACCATAATGCTTTCGGCAACCTTCTTATTTGGCGCATCAATGGCGATGGCCAGCGGCACGGCGCCGCTGTCTTTGATGGCTGATTTTTTCGGCTCAAACAGGCCGTGGTAGATGGTCATTGGTCTTTCCTCCTGGTTGCAGGCGCTGGTCACGCGCCGGGTATTTAAAACGGAACGTCGCTTTCTTCAATCGGATTGTGATCGATGCACAGCAGCTGCTGAATTTGATCGTCAATAACGTTTAGCTGCTGTTTGGCCTCAACAGAGATCCGTTCTTTCTTCGCGCGAAGGGAATTAATCTGCATCCCGATGATATCGATAGGCTCTAACGCTGGTACGGCAACCTCTACCGTTTTCGTCGCAACGAGGACGTACAGATCAGGATAATGCTGTGACATGTCACAGGTGAATGAGCTGTACGACGTTGGCAGGTATGGGTTGGTTGTGGCAAGAACGTAGATTGTTACGGGAATGGTAAGCGCTTCCATAGCGACTCCTCTGTGATGTATACTCAGAGCCGATCAGTGTTGACTCTGTCGGCATTGGTCTTTCCGAAAGTGCCGGGGTGGTTCCCGGCAAAATCTGAATGGTTTGGTCACCGTTCGGGGTAATTAGCCCGCCTTGTGCGGGCTTTTTACCATCTAAAGGGTGCCGGTCTTTCCCGACTGTCAGGGCTGGTCATGCCCATTGGTCTTTCCTACCGGTCTTTCCCGGTGTCAGAGCTGGTCTGGCTCATTGGTCTTTCCTCACGGGGTCCCTCTCTTCGAGGGCTTCAGTTTTCACTGAAGGGTCATAAATCGTCACTGTGTGAAAAAAGGTGCCCACCGTGGGGGCTGGGCAAAGACTACACACAGCAATTTTGGATTCGTTGCGGTCTTTCCCGCATGTCATCGTACTGTCGGCGACCCGAAGAATTCGCGCCCGTCTTTCCGGACTGTCAGAACTTTCTGAACAACTGCCGCGTGGTTAGTGCGTCGTTGATGTGATGAAGCATAACTAAAGGTATTTTTGTTGGCAATGGTTTTAACTAACAAAAGTTAATATCAAGAGCGATAAAAAAGGCAATGCATTGAAAACATTGCCTTTAATTTATTTCTTTGGTGTATTTTTTTGCTTTTTGACCAAAAGTAATTCATCAAACAACCGCTGAAATCCTTCTACTTTATCTCTCAATTCATTGATATGTCTTTCTTTTTCAGATTCTGGTAGCGAGTCGAATAGGTCGAGCAATAGCTTTTGACGATTATCAAGCTGGGGTAACAGCTCATCTACCTTCAACGGTTCGTCGTCATCAGTTCCGTTAAGCAACCATGCAGGAGAGCAACGAAGTGCTTCCGCGAGCGAAAAAAGATTATGCCCTTTCGGGGTGTTAATGCCCGCCTCCCACTTGTACACACTGACGCCGGATATGCCAATGGCATCGGCGAGCTGTTGTTGAGTCAAACCAAGCTCTTTCCGTCTCGAAGTAATGCGATCGTTAAAGGTCAATTTTTTCATACCCATAATATAAGTTAACTTGACATAACTTTCGTTAGTATTTATGTTCATAACCAACGTTAGGAGGAGAACCTATGAAGACCGAAACTGTTATCAGTTTTTTTGGCACTAAAACCGCTGTAGCGCGTGCATTAGGGATCTCTCAAGTCGCCGTAACCCGCTGGGGAACTGTTGTTCCTGAAAAGCGAGCTGCGCGGCTTGAGCATGTGACCTCAGGTGCGCTGAAGTACGACCCAACTTTTTACGAAGAGCATAAAACCTCTAAAGCCTAACCTCAGGCGTGATCGAAATCTGATTACGCTTAATCAATTCTCAGCGACAGGAGACGCTCAAAGTGGAAAAACTCGAAGAGCTTAAACGAGAGATCTTTAACTGGGCTGCGGAAAGTGGGCAGGAGTGTGTAGCCATCGAGATCAGCCGTATGTGGTTTCGTCTCGGTGGTAATCCCGGCTCGCTGAAGTTGCACCAGATTGAAGACTCTGAAGGAAAAGCAGACTGGCGGGCAATCAATAACAATCGTCAACTGATATTCCGCTGGCTGCGCGGTGATACAAAATCCTCTAGAGCCAAAGCAATGGCGCTGAAACGAGCTATGCAGGCAGCTCTGCCAGCAGAGAGACATGCGCGTCTCGATATGCCTACTCAGTATTTGATTTGTGTAGCCATACGCGAGTTCGCCGCGGCGATCATAGCGCTGCTGCTGGAGGCAAGAGACGGCCCGCAGCAGGTGAACAAGGCATTGCAAGCCATGCGGGAAACACAGCGCCTGACCAGCGTTTAACCTGTACCGAGGAAAGACCAATGAGAACACAAGATCGCATCACCTGGCGGAACGGGTTTCGCCGGAACGGGGTACAAGTCCCGATTGCAGATATCGAATCGATTTTCGAGGAGCGTCGCGCTGCTGCGCTGACGATCTGGGAACGCTACGAACTGCGTAAAGCAGAGTTGCAGGAAGCGGGACTCTCTCAGAAAGAATACGAAATCGCCTGCCGTCAGCTGGCCGACTCGCTGGGGATCTGACGATGAATATTTTGCCATTACTCGACAGACCGATCGCTTTCCAGCGCAGTTTTATTCGTCTGAATATTGGCGTAACGGCTGCGCTGTTCCTATCTCAAATGACCTACTGGACTAACCGATCCGACGATGACGGATGGGTATACAAAACACAGGAAGAATGGGAGGAAGAAACAGGCCTTTCCCGTTACGAGCAGGAGGGGGCGCGTAAGAAACTTCGCTCAATTGGTGTGCTGCTGGAAAAAAAGAAAGGTGTACCTGCTCGACTTTTCTACAAGATTGATAATGATGTTTTATTTCAAGCTCTTGCAGCCGCAAACAAGGATGCGGAAAAACCACATACTGGAATGCGGAAAACCAGCAAGCAAGTAAGTGGAAAACCAGCAAACTTTCTTACAGAGAATACTACAGAGAATATATATACCCCTAACCCCTTAGAGGGGGATGGCGTTGAACGAATTATTTCTGACGCACAAAAAGTCTTGGAGTTTTACAACGAGCAAACGGGTACCCGCTGCCGTGATCTGAAACCGTTCGTGATGATGCTGACGCCGACCACCACCCGGGAAGGGTACACCCTGGACGATCTGCAGTTGGTTATCCGCTGGGTGCTGGCCACATGGCGCCGCCGTGGCGATAGCCTGCCGAAGCCTGCGAACATCTGCCGGGTAAACCGCTTTGACGGCTATCTGGCCGACGCTGAGGCATGGGCCGTTGTGGAAGCAGAGATCGACCCGGAAGCCGTTATGAACGGCTACAACGAAATTTTCGCTGACGTTCTGCCTGTTGCTGAACTGGATGCCGACCGCCGCCGGATGATCACCCGTCTGGCGGCCCACATGAAAAATAAAACTACCGGGGCGTTCCTGGGCTACTTCGAAAAATTCCGCGCTGAAGCCTCCGATTTTTACTTTGGTGAAAATGGCGGATGGCGCGCCAGCTTTGACTATCTGATGAAACCAGAGACATTGCGTAAGACCAGGGAGGGCGCTTTATGATGCAGATGATGTATTCCACTCAGGAACTGGAATGTCTGGTTCTTGGCTGCCTGATGAATGGTGGCGCCACGCCAGACGCCTTTGATGTGATTGCCAGCACTCCGAGCGAAGCTTTCAGTGTCGCATACTACAGGCAGATTTACGGTGTGATCAAAGCGCAGGCCTTGAGCGGCGGCTTAATTGACATGATGTACATTAGCGAAGCCATTGGCGGACAGGGGACGCTGGCCAATCTCGCCGATATTTGCAAATTCCCGACATCGATCGTCAATCTCAAAGGCTACGCCAAAAAAATGGTTAAGGCCTGGCGAAGCAGAACCATCGCGCAATTACTGCAGGATGGTGCGGATGGTATTCGTGATGCGATAAACCAGGAACAGCGCGATCAGGTTGTCGAAACTGCCGTTGCGCAGCTGCTGGACATGACCGGCGACACTGGCGACGTGCAGCCGGTACACATGAGCGAATTATTGCCGGTGTACATGGAAACCATGCAGAAGCGCATGGACGGCGAAGAGGGCACCCGCAACCTGAAAACCGGGATCGAGGAACTGGACGATACGACCGGGGGAATCAACCCGCAGGATTTGATTGTTGTCGCTGGCCGCCCTGGCATGGGGAAAACTGAGTTTGCTCTGAAGCTGGTTGATGGCGTGACCGCTGCCGGCGGTGGTGCGCTGATATTCAGCATGGAGATGGCCGCTGCGCAAATCGTAGAACGCTCTCTGGCGGGTTCTGGCAACATGTCTGTGTCACGCCTGCGTAACCCCCTCGATATGCAGGACGAGGACTGGGCGCGCTTTACAGCGGCCATGGAGACCATGAACGGGCGCGACATCTGGATCGTTGATGCCACCGATCTGACGATTGAGCAAATCCGCGCCGTGGCCGAAACGCATAAGCGCCGGTATCCGCACCTGGCGATGATCGTTGTCGATTACCTTGGCCTGATTAAAAAACCGAAGGCAGAGCGTAACGACCTCGCGATCGCCCACATATCCCGAAACCTCAAAACGATGGCTATGCGCCTGCATACGCCGACGTTCGCGCTTAGTCAGCTTTCCCGCGCCGTCGATTCCCGCCCGGCGGCCCAGCGCCGCCCGGTCATGTCAGACCTGCGCGATTCCGGATCCATTGAGCAGGACGCCGACAGCATCATGTTCCTGTACCGCGATGAGGTCTACAACCCGGAGAGCCCGGCCGCCGGCATTGCCGAAATCATCCTGGGGAAAAGCCGCTTCAGCGCCGCCGGCGCCGTTATATATCAGGAGTTTAAAAACGGGCACTTCCTGCAAATCGATCAGCATGTCGGCAAAGAAAAAACACGCATTCAACTGGAGGCAGCAAAACCACGAAAGCAACCGCGTAAATATTCAGAGAAGTACAACACCGATGCATTCTAACCGCGCCTGACCAGCGCGATACAACCGAGGAAAGACCAATGACCACGAATTTAAATTACCCAAAACCAGTAAACCCGGACGATGGCTGCAACTGGTTGCCCGTTATTCTCTGGCGCATGAACGCCGGCGCCCGCGCCCGTAGCCGTTCTGTTTTCGTTGTGGCGCCACGCCCGGTACCTGTTCCGGGGATTACCCCGAAAAAACCGGTTAAGTGTGAAGTTGCAGCGCCAGCAGTATCCGGCCGTCGGCGCAAAACGCACATCGGTACCGTGATTTATTCCAGAGGCGAAAAAAGCGTTCGCCTGAGCGAAGGTGCGACCGTCTGGTCCGCTGGCTCCAATGAGCATTTCGATAAAAAAACAGGACAGCGCGTCGGCAGTATTGGCCGTCACCGTCTGGTTCTGGAGAGTATCCGTCTATTGCAGGACAGCGACGAACAGCAGGACGCCGGGAGCGTCACCGCGCAGCAACTGGTATCCGTGATGAAGGGTAAAACACTTTCTTACCAGGGAATTCTGGCATTAATCCAGAAACACTACCCAGGCCGCCAGGTGACAGTTAAAGAACTTCACGATCGCGTATTCGGCATGTTTGCATCGAATTACGTTGGCATTACCCGTCACGACGATATGCCGGTGGTCCACTTCACGCTTAACAGCGTCGATCCCCGTTATTACATCGAGTCAGCGAAAAACAAGAGGGCATAAGGCATGGCCGGGCAATCAGATTATCTGCCGCCCGGCTTACCGCTCAATCGCGCCAAATGGCCGCAGGAGTGCCAGCTCAAAGAGCACTACGACCTGCGCGCCTCAGCACTCATACGTCAGCTGTTCGAGAAGAAAGTAACTCGGCAGTTCATCGTTGAGTCGATTGCTGCGACGCCGGAAAGCTACCGGGAGTTTTTCAAAGAGAGATTAAATTTTTGGCGAGAGAAACGGACATGAAAAAACTATTTGATTTTGAACACTACAGCCTCAAAACACTGGCTGTTATCTATCTGCTGCTCTGCGTGGTTGCCTCTGTGGTGATTGGGTATGGCTCCTGGGGACCGTGTTTACTGATTGAGTGGGTGGCGAGATGATCCGACTTCACAACGCAGACTGCTTTGCCGTATTCCCGCAGATTACCAGCGGTACCGTTGACCTCTTTTGCGCAGATAATCGGCGTTGACCTGGCATCTGGTCCAGACCGCACTGTCGAGGTTCGCTACGTTGCACCTCCGGGTTACGTGATGGTGCCGAAGGAGCCGACAGAGGAAATGATTGCGGCCGCTATGAACTGCGACGATGTGCTGTTCAATAGCGACGAAACATTCTGCGTACAGTTCGGGAATATCTACGAAGCCATGCTCGCAGCCGCACCGCAACCACAAAGCGCACCACAAAATATTCCTGAAATTATTCCGGGATGGATTCCGGTAAGTGAGCGGATGCCTGAAATGGGAGAGCAGCAGCGCTATGTTTTGGCGGCTGACTTTAAAAACCACAACTGGCCCAACATCCCCAACACTCAGGTCGGCGTGCATGGCGACTGGTTTGATGATGGCAACCCCACTTGGGATGACGGTGATGGCGAAGACCTGCATCTCGAAGAAGTAACTCACTGGATGCCGCTGCCAGCCGCCCCGCAGGAGGTTAATCATGGCTGAGTTACGCGCAGGTGGGCTGGTGTTGGTAATAGCGTCGGGAAACCAGAATGAAGTTGGCAAAACCGTTACGCTGGTTCGCGTGGTATCAAGCGGGGAATACCACAAATTCCCTGACGGCAGCAGCTACACCATGATGGAGCTCGGGCAGCAGCTATGGGTAGTGTCAGGCGATGTTTCGGTTTACACAAGCAAGCCATCTGGCGGGATGTCGATTTTCCCATCCAGTCACCTGATGCCAATCGACGGCGACGACTTCAGCAATGAAGACGAACACCAGAAGGAGCGGGAGCATGCCTAAATCCCCCGCAGAATGCAAAGCCGTGCAGGAGGTAATGAATTGATTTAAAAGGCTGGCCATTAAAAGCCAGCCTTATGCTTACAGAAGAATTTTTGAAAGGTTATGTGCCAATCCTACTAGATTTGTTCCAACAGTTATCCATTTCGAAAGATTGTTTGCGTCGAAAATACTTTTTGCTTTGGCGTCCGTGATTTCTTCTGGTTTAAGTTTTTTCAATTCTTCAATCGTGGCTTTGAGTGCATCTTTTTGTGCGTCATTTTCAAACTTAATTTTCTCAAAAGCGACGGCTTGTGAGTTGTACACGAAAGCCTGACCTTTTGTATTGGAAATATCCATAAAGTCTATTTCTACGTTATCTCCATTTATACTTGCGCCATTTTCGCAGTCTTTTATTATCATTGTGCCTATTTTCAACGTCATGATTTACTTCCTTTTTTTGCTGTGTGTAAGTGCTAATTTATCAAATGTAAGATATGAGTGCGATTTAATCAATGCATTTTATAAAAGCATGGAATGTGCGGGTGTGCCAAAGATAGATTGGGGGCCAGGAATTAGCTTGACAGGGCTACGCGCGTGCTGTTTTTTTTGGGGGGGGGGGATGTGATTAATGCTTAACGGGCGTAGCGGAGGTTCCTTTTACTGGCTCTGTTGAACTACAATATTCTTCCACGCCAGAGGGGATTTTCTTATGTCGAGGTGGAGCATTGCAGCCAAACCGAAAGATGAACAGGATAAGGTTAACGTCGATCTGGCCGCCAGTGGCGTTGCTTACAAAGAGCGCCTGAATATGCCGGTAGTTGTGGAATCAGTCGCTGGGAGGTTCATAACAAGGTCGAGGAAAAATTACCGCAGTGATTTTAGCTCACCCCTCCAATCCTACTTCGCAAACTCTCTCATGCAGGGCCACCAGAAATGGTAGTCCATTTTTTTTTTGCAAAATCGCATCAGCGGCCCATAATGTTACTGTAATTATATACAGTAATATTGTTGAGGGAGAGGTAGTGGTTGATAAGAAAGACGCAGGAGACCTTCTCCCCAACGATGGTGATGTACTGATAACGTGCAAAAACGGGAAGATTAAGAAGACCAGAATTGTCCATTCCGATGAGCACGTAGCGACACTTAACGCGTTGTTTGAATTAGCTAAATTGTCCGGCTATACCATTATCAAACCAGACGGTAACATGCTATAATTACCCCGTTGGCCTGAACACCCAACGCCATGTAATTCTGAACAATTGCTGCGCTAAAGGGGAACCCAATGGCGCAGTATTCTTTTGTAAAAGCACCCGGTGATGTGTTAATTCCAGCATCGCCAGACGCCCGCGATTTTGTGAAAAAAATTAAACTGGGCGCCGTCCTGTATTCTGATTTTAAGCAGGCAAGAAACCCGGCGTTTCACCGTAAATTTTTTGCCCTACTGAATCTGGGATTCGATTACTGGCAACCGTCCGGCGGTGCAATATCGCCAGCCGATAAAAAACTGGTGCGTGGCTACGTGCAGTTGGTGGCCCACTATGCCGGGCATGGCGACACATTGAAGGAACTGGCGGATCAGTACCTGCGCGATGAAGCGGAAAAACGCGCCGGGAATATCAGTGCGGTAAAATCGTTTGAAGCTTTTCGTTCCTGGGTAACTATCGAAGCCGGTTTTTATACCGAATACCAGATGCCTGATGGCACTATCCGCAAGGAACCAAAATCCATATCGTTCGCAAAAATGGACGATGTAGAATTTTCCCAGCTGTATAAATCCGTATTAGACGTCCTCTGGAATTTTATTTTATTCCGCACCTTCCCAACACAGCAGGCAGCAGAAAACGCAGCCTCGCAATTATTCAGCTATGCCGCCTGAGAATTATCGCCATGACCAAAGACGATAAACGCTGGCTGGAAGACGTTGCATCACTGGGTTGCGTCGTATGCAAAAATCTCGGCTATGGCGCCACACCCGCAGAAATTCACCACATCCGCAAAGGTCAGGGCATATCCCAGCGCGCCGACCACAAAGAAACCCTCCCGCTCTGCCCACCACACCACAGAACCGGTGGACACGGCGTTGCTATCCACGCAGGGCAAAAAACATGGGAAGAAAACTACGGCACAGAGACTGAATTACTCGAACAGGTCACTAACGAGGTAAAGGAATTACGCGCATGCAGAATTTAATTCCGTCTCTAAGAGCAGCAGATAAATCCAAAAAGTGTCATGGCGCCCCGCGTACGGAAAGAACAATATTCTGTTCAGGCTCCTTTTTCATTCTGGCGGGCGGCGGTTTGGCCCTTCTCTATGCTCGCGCACGCGCGCGTTTAGGAGCCTGATTTATGCCGCTGGTCGCCACTTTCCGTACAGACTGGTTCAGAGTCATTACCGACCTGACCAGAAAAAATCTCACCACTCAGCAGATCGCCGATGAACTTGGCGTTTCAAAATCCGCCGTCCTCGGCTGGAAATCTGGATCAGAGCCTCGCCATGGTCACGGTGAAGCGCTGATTGCTCTCTGGTGCCTGGCTACCAGCTCAGACCGTAAAAAACTCCCCACTGTGCTTTACCGGCAGTGGTGGACGTTCCGCCGCCCTGTTTTTGGTCGGGAAACTGACCAGAAGGGCAACACACAATGACGACTCACTAATTCAGGAGTGAAAAAAAATGGCTCGACCGAGAAAAACTGTTGAAACGCCGGGGCAGGAAAAAGCGGCACCGGAAGAAAATACGCTCGTTATTGAGGGGCAGTTAATTACCGCTGAACAGAACGGAGTGCAGCAGCAGGGTGACGGCAGCGACGAACAGACGGTGCAGCAGAAGGTTTCAACCCTGCTTGATGGCGCTCAGTTGGCAGAACGTAACGCCATTCTCGCCACGCTCAACGAGCAGGGCGCCGCCATCATCGCGCGCTTTGAAGAGTATGACTTCACCGACATTATCGGCCACCCGCTGACCAACAACCTCGATTTCCTCGACCTCGTACGCAAAGCCACCGACGTTGTAACCGGCGGCGCAGCGGAGCAGGTGACAAACGAGGAAGGCAAAAAGCAACCTGTACGCAGTGCACCGGTATTAACCGAACACGGCTGGCACGTTCCGGGATAAGGAGATTTTTATGTGTGGTAGCGCACCCAAAGTTGTTCAGTCAGACCCGCAGGCCGAAGCCGATGCAGCAGCAGACGCAGCGGCCAAAGCTGCGAACGCTGACGCAGCAGCGCGCAAAAAGCGCAAACAGGGTTCGTCCCTGCTGGCCAGCGGCGCAGAAGGCGCAACGGATACAGGTTCCTCCCTGCTGTCCACCGGCGCACAGGCCGCAAAAAATACGTTAGGGGCTTAATTCATGGATCAACTCGCCAGCCGGTTAATCAGGCGCGCTGACACGCTGAAAGCAAATCGCCAGGTGCATGAAAGCGTCTGGCGGGAGTGCTACGACTACACCTATCCGCTGCGCGGGGCGGGGTTTTCGTCTGAGGTGCTGGACGCACAGAGCGCAAAGCACAAGGTTGCAAAGCTGCTCGACGGCACTGCGACCGACAGCGCCCGCATGCTGGCGTCCGCGCTTATGTCAGGGATGACACCGGCGAATGCTCAATGGCTGAACCTCGACAGCGAATTACTGCCTGATGACGCTAAGGCGTGGTTGTCCACCTGTGCAACGCTGGTCTGGGAAAATATCCACGCCGCTAACTTTGACGCGGAAGGGTACGAGGCCAATCTCGATGTGGTCTGCGCTGGCTGGTTCGCGCTGTACGTTGATGAGGACAAGGAAGAGGGCGGATTCACCTTCCAGCAGTGGCCGCTGGCGCAATGCTTTGTGACCTCCACCCGCCGGGACGGCATCGTGGACACGATTTATCGCTGCTATCAGCTCACCGCTGAACAGGCAGTGAAAGAATTTGGCGCGGACAAGGTAAGTGAAAAAATCCGCGACGCTGCAAAAAACAAACCCGACGATAAATTTGATTTCCTGCACTGCATTTTCCCGCGCGATACCTACGCCGTAAATGCGAAGCTGGCGCGCAATGCGCGCTTTGCATCGTTCAATGTGGAAGTGAGCGGCAAGCGTATTGCACGCGAATCCGGTTATCACGAATTTCCAGTATGCGTCCCGCGCTGGATGAAAATCCCCGGTGGCTCCTACGGTATCGGTCCGGTATACGACGCGCTGCCGGACTGCAAAGAGCTGAACGAGACCAAACGCATGGAGAAGGCCGCGCAGGATCTGGCTATCTCCGGGATGTGGATTGCTGAAGATGACGGCGTACTTAACCCGCGCACGGTCAAAGTCGGCCCGCGTCGCATCATCGTGGCGAATAGCACCGACAGCATGAAGCCGTTGCTCACCGGCGCAGATTTCAACGTGGCGTTTACCGCCGAAGAACGCCTGCAGGCGTCCATCCGCAAAATCATGATGGCCGACCAGCTGCAACCACAGGACGGCCCGGCAATGACTGCTACCGAAGTGCATGTGCGTGTCGCGCTGATCCGCCAGTTGCTTGGCCCGGTCTATGGCCGCTTCCAGGCTGAATACCTGCAACCGTTGGTAGAGCGTTGCTTCGGTATCGCGTTCCGCGCTGGCGTTTTCCCTCCCGCACCAGAAAGCCTACAGAGTGCCAATTTCAACGTGCGCTATATCTCCCCGCTGGCTCGCGCGCAGAAACTGGAGGATGTGACCGCCATCGAGCGCTACGGCCAGAACATCATGCAGCTGGCGCAGGCGTACCCGGAAGTCCTGGACAACATGGACAGCGACGAGGCGAGCAAGGTTGTCGGCGAGGCCCTTGGCGTTCCCGCAAAAGTTATGCGTTCCGCTGATGCGGTCGAGCAACTTCGACAGCAGCGCCAGCAGGCACAGCAGCAGCAGGCACAGCAGCAGATGCTGATGCAGGCCGGGACAGAAGCCGCAGGCGCAGCAGGGCAGACCGCAGGCACGATTATGGGACAACGACTGGCGGGCAACCAATGATCAAAAAAGACGTAACCCCTGAAGACTACCGGCGCATTTTCGAGGAAATGCCAGGCGGGCCGCAGGTGATGGAAGAACTAACGCGCCGCTTCGGGCGTGAGGCGTATGTCAAAGGCGGTACCGAAGGTGACCGCGAAACCTGTTACCGGGCCGGACAGCGTTCCGTGCTCGATTTCATTCTGATGCAAATCAACAAAGCAGACGGAGTAAACGACGATGTGGAAGCTTAAACACTTATTCATGAACACCGAGCAGGGCGCCGAAGCGCCAGCCGGTAACGCAGGGGGTGACAATGCTGGCAATGGTGATGGTGCTCAAAATCCGGGCGGCGGTAATCCTGCTGGCACTTCACTTCTCAGCACCGGTGCGGGCGAACAAGGCGCGGATGACTGGATACCTGAGAAATACCGCGTTATGGGCCAGGACGGAAAGCTCAACGTTGAAGGCTCAGCCCGCAAACTGGCGGATGCTTACACGCACCTTGAAAAGCGCATGGGCAGCGGGGACACGCCGCCGAAAACTGCTGATGAGTATGCGCCAAAGGTAGAGGTCGAGGGCTTTAAGTGGGACGAATTCAAAGCCGATCCGCGTATGCAATCTTTCATGAAGTCAGCGCATGCCAAAGGCATTACCAACGATCAGATGGGCTTCATCCTGGGCGAATACGCGCAGATTGCACCTGATCTGGTCAACGGCGCCGCAGCGCTGGATTCGGAAGCCGCCGCCACGCAGTTGCGCGAAGTCTGGAAGACTGACGCTGAGTTTAATAAAAACATCAAACAGGCCTTCCGTGCGTTTAACACCCTGGCGGATGACGGCGACAAAGGGCGCATGGACGAAATCGGCAATAACCCGATGGTGATCCGCATGCTGGCGAAAATCGGCGCTGAAATGCAGGAGGATGCGCCAGCGGGCGGAGATGTGAATCTCGAAGAGCAGCAATCAATCCGCGACCTGATGAAGTCCCCGGCGTACATGGACCCGAAACACGCCGACCATGAGAATGTTTCCGCCCGGGTTCGCGCCTATTACCAAAAGCGTTACGGCGATCAAACCGTAGCGTGACATGTCACGACAACTTAACCAGAGGAAAGACCAATGAGCGAAGCAAAACCGCAGGACGGCAGCACCGTAAAGGGCTATCGCACGCTGGGTCCGAAAGAAATCGGCGACATGAACGAGTTTAAGCAGGCTACGCGAGAATTTAACGTGCTGCTTGAGAAGCAAAAGGCGTGGGTCGCAGATGAGTTGGCGATGACGGGAAATCATTCGGCTGAAGCTCATGAGGCCGGACGCTGCCTTGCAATCGCCCGCACTAAAATGCAGGAAGCCTGTATGTGGGCTTGTCGTGCTGTAGCGCGACCAGATAGCGACTGCTAAAAAAAATCCTCCACGCATAGAGCCAGCTTAACTGCTGGCTTTTTCATTTGGTCGGGATTCCGACCGCACACCTCGCTAACAATCTCCCCACAACCAGCCCGGCGGGGACGCCGGATACCTGATTTCTCCCGCAATGCGCCAGCGCCAACCGCATTGTGCAGATTTGGGCCGGGAAACCGACACCCCGCAGGCGATTTTTTACTGGAGTGATTTTTATGCCATTTGATGCAAACAAGAACATGATCACCGCTGCGTTTGTTACGCAGTTTCATGATTCTTTCGAAATTGCTGCACAGCAAAAGGATTCGCGCCTGCAAGCGGCTGTCCATGACCGTGGCAGTATCACCGGTGCATCGTTCACCATCAACGATATGGGTACCATTGAGATGACCCAGATCACCACGCGTTTCGGTGATACCGTCTGGGATGTTCCGGAAGCCGGTACCCGTAATGCGCTGATGGCCGACTACGGTGTTTTCGTGCCGGTTGAGAAGCGCGACCTGCGCAAACTGATTGCCGACCCGCAGGGGCCGTATTTGCAGCTCACCCTGTCCGCCGCCAACCGCAAAAAAGACGATGTGATTTACCGCGCCCTGCTCGACGCGGTACTGCGTAAGACCGAGAACAACGGCTCGTATGCATCCGTTACTCTTCCGTCCTCGCAGAAAATCGTTGCTGGCGGTACAGGCATGACCAAAGCCAAGCTGATCGCAGCAAAAGCCATGTTCCGCCGTAACGAGTGTGACGAGCAGAACGGTGAAGAACTGTACATGACGTACAACGCCGACATGCTGACGCAGATCCTCAGCGATACCACGCTGACCAGCGCCGACTTTATGGCGGTGAAAATGCTTCAGGAAGGTGCGGTGTCGTCTAAATGGCTGGGCTTTAACTGGCTGGCATACGAGAAGCTGGATTCTGCCACTGCCGAAAGCGTCACCACCAAAACCGCCGCAGCCTGGTGTAAATCCGCTGTGCATTTCGGTACCGGCGCTGAGTACAACGTCGATATCGGTCCGCGCCGCGATAAAAATAACACCATCCAGATTTCCGTTGACGCGTCCTATGGTGCTGGCCGAGCCAACGAGAAGAAAGTCGTTGCCATCGATTTTGTAGCATAAAGCCGCTGGTACCTTTGCCGGGGGATCCCTCCCGGCCTTTTTTCATCTGAGGTAAGGCTATGGCTTCCAGTATCTCTGTCTGTTCTAACGCACTGCTGGCGCTCGGCGCTCATCCCATTAACAGCTTCGACGAAGCGACCGAACACGCCCGCCTGTGCGCCAATATTTACCCTACCGTACGCAATGACCTGCTGCGAAAACATCCGTGGAACTGCGCGGTAAAACGCGTCGTGCTCTCACCGTCCAGCACCGCGCCCGCATTTGGTTACGGCTATCAGTTCCCATTGCCGGGTGACTTAATCCGGATCCTGTCCGTTGGCCGTGAGTATGAGGATATCGGGTACCGCGTTGAAGGAAACCGCCTGCTGGCGAATCAGAACGTGATTTATCTGCGCTACCTGTTCCGCAACGAGGACGAATCCACCTGGGATTCTGCGCTGGTCAATCTGGCCGAAGCGCTTATGGCCGCCAAACTGGCTTATGCCGTCACCGGTTCCGCCAGTCTGCGCGACAGTCTGACGCAGGAAGCGGCATTCCTTCTTCGCCAGGCCAAATCTATCGACGGGCAGGAAGAACCGCCGGAAACGCTGGACGGCTATCCAACTTATGAATCGAGGTTCTGATGCGTGCGAACCTGATAAAAACCAATTTTACAGCCGGGGAAATCTCCCCGCGCCTGATGGGGCGTGTTGATATCGCCCGCTATGCCAACGGTGCAAAAATTATCGAAAACGCGGTGTGCGTGGTGCAGGGTGGTGTCGTTCGCCGACCCGGTACGCGCTTTGCCGCTGCCGCTAAATATGGCGACCGGACAGCACGACTAATACCCTATGTCTTTAATCGCTCGCAGGCTTACATGCTGGAGTTCGGAGACGGATATCTGCGCATCTACCAGAATGGCCAGCAGCTGGTTAACGGCGACAATACCCCGTATGAAATCGCCAGCCCGTACACCGTCGATATGCTGTCTGAGGTGAATTACGTGCAGGGCGCTGACACGATGTTCCTGGTACACCAGAGCGTGCCGCCGTATCGCCTGCAGCGTAAAGGGCAAACTAACTGGGTACTGGAAGCCGCGCCGTTTATCGTCGAGCCGTTCGACGAAATCCGTGATACTCCCGAAAAATGGTGTAAGCCGTCGGTAAAAGAATACGTCGGATCGGAAATTACGCTGACGCTGAGCGATGCAGAACCGCCGACAAGCGGCGCAGGATCGTTTACCGGCACCGGCTGGGTAGCGGAAGATGTAGGTTCGTACGTTCGCATTAACAGCGGTCTGGTGCTGATCAAGAGCGTTACCAGCGCGCAGGTTGCCGTCGGTACCATCCGTACCGATTTAAGCGCGACGCAGGCGGCATCGCCCGGAGCATGGACGCGTGAGGATTCCGTGTGGACAGCGGAATTTGGCTACCCCGGCGCGGTGACGCTGTACCAGCAGCGGCTGGTTCTGGCCGGTTCTCCGAAGTACCCGCAAACCATCTGGTGGAGCGAAACCGGCGTTTACCTGTCGTTTGAGCTGGGAACGGATGACGACGACGCGATCAGCTTTACGCTGTCTTCTGACCAGCTGAATCCGATTGTGCATCTGGCGCAGATGAATACGCTTATCGCGCTGACGTACGGCGGCGAGTTCACCATTACCGCCGGCAGCGACGCGGCGATCACCCCCACCAATATTTCGGTAAAAAATCCCAGCCCGTACGGCTGCAACAGCATTCGTCCGGTTCGTGTCGGTACCGAAATCATGTTTATCCAGCGCGCCGGAAAAAAACTGTATGCCGTGGCGTACGACCCCGACAGCTACGTTTCGTATTCCGCCAACGATTTAACGGTGCTGGCCGAGCACATCACGACCGGCGGCGTCCTCGACATGGCGTATCAGCAGCAGCCTGATGCGTTTGTGTGGCTGATTCGCACCGATGGTGTGCTGGTGACGATGGGGATCGACCGGGCGCAGGACGTTGTCGCCTGGTCACGGCAAATCACCGACGGCGTTTTCGAATCGGTAGCGAGCATTCCCTCGGAAAGCGACGATGTGATTTATGCGCTGGTGCGCCGCGAGGTTAACGGGCAGACCGTACGCTACGTGGAGGTGTTCGACAGCACCCTGAATACGGATTCAGCTGTAACTGGCTCCAGTACAGACGGCGCTACCGCATGGACGGGATTTTCTCACCTCAATGGAAAAACGGTTGATGTGGTTGCCGATGGTGCTGTGATGCCGCAGGCAGTGGTCACCGACGGACAAATCACCCTTAGCCGCAAAGCGAAAAAAATCGAAGTCGGGCTGCATTACGAATCCACGATCGAAACACTGACGCCTGAAGTTTCCACCACCGAGGGTACCTCGCAGAATGCCCGCAAACGTACCAGCGAAGTGACGCTGCGCTTTATGGAAACCACCGGCGCGGAGTGTAACGGCCAGGTAATCCCGTTCCGCACGTTCGGCCCCAAAATCCTGAATCAGCCAGCACCGCTTTTTACCGGTGATCACTACATGGGAAAACTCGGCTGGGAGCGCGGGGAAGACACTCTGATTATTCAGCAACGCCAGCCGCTGCCGTTTCACCTGCTGGCGATTATTTTCACGTTCTCCAGTAACGGAGGCTAATGATGATCCGCAGCGCAACCGCCGGTGATATTCCGGCGCTTATCGAGCTGGGAACCCGGATGTATCTGGAATCCCGATATTCCGAAAACTCGCCCTTTGACGCAGATAAATGCGCGGAACTCGCCGAGAGCCTGATTTATTCGTCTGCCGGCTGCGTGCTGGTCGCAGAGAAAGACGGTCAGGTTATTGGCTGGCTGGGCGGCGGGATCGCAGAGCAGTTTTTTTCCCGCCAGTTAATGGCGTTTGAGTATGGACTGTTTGTGGCGCCAGAGCATCGCGGCGGCAGCGCTGGGCCACGACTGGCCCGCGCGTTTATCGAATGGTCGAAAAAACACGGCGCCGCGGTGATCAACATGGGGATCACTACTGGCGTACATGCCGAACGTACTGGCCAGCTTTATTCCCGCCTCGGTCTGCAACGTACCGGGCTGCTTTATTCGATGGAGGTTTGATTATGTGTACAGGTGTTGAAATCGCGTTGGTTGCTTCGTCGGTTCTCGCTGCTGGTGGGGCGGTGGCCAGTGGCCAGCAGCAAAAGAAAATGGCGAACTATCAGGCCGCGCAGGCTGAAGCCGACGCTGACGCCGCAAAGGCTTCTGCTCGAGTGGAAGCTGAGCGTATTCGTAAAGCGGGTCGCCAGCAGGCCGCTGCCGCTAACGCTGCGCAGGCGGCGTCAGGCGTTGAAACGGGGGAGGGAACGGCGCTGCGTGTCACGTCAGGTATTACCGGGGATGCTGAGCAGGACGCCTACCAGACAATCCTTAATGGTGTGAGCTCTTCTAATCGCCTGCAGGCTCAGGCTCAGGCTGACCGCATTAATGGGAGTAACGCCGCGACGGCGGGATACATCAACGCAGGAAGCTCTTTACTTAGTTCAGGTGCTACAGCATACAGCGGCTGGAAAAAATCAGGGGGGAGCAAGTGAGAATTCCAACGGGTAATTTTGGCAATATCACCCCGCAGGCACAGCAAACGCGCGTTTCTGTGGGGAATGTGGGTGCTGTAGGTGATGCCATTGCTGGCGTTGGTGCAGCAGTCGGTCAGGTGGCCGATCAGGTCCAGCGTGAGCAAGATAAAGCCGATGTCGCTGCTACACAGGCGATACTTACCGATCTTGAGTCGAAATCTAACGACCGATGGGAAAACCCGCAGACGGGAGCTACCGTAACGCGCCAGGGCTTTAGCTCGTCTGGCGTGGTCACTGATATGGATAAGGCGGACTCCGCCGATTATGAGGAAGCCCGCAAACGCGTACCGGCTAGCCAGATAGTTTATTTTGATGCGCAGTGGAAGGCCGGGCAGGTGCGGCGGACCAGCACCTATAGCGGTTTTGAGCGTGCGCAGACGGATGAGGCCCAGCGTCAGCAGTTAAACGCCTCTGTAACCACGTCAGTGGAGCAGGAGTCCAGCGCCTACGACAATCCAATGCAGGCTAACCTGATACGCAGCGCGCGTAAACATTCCATTGAAACGTATGGACAGGCTCGCGGATGGGCGCCGGAGCAGATTGAGGGTGCGATCTCAGAAGCAAACCAGAGGGCAATGGAACAGCGAGCGCAGAATTACGCGGTAACAAACCCTACGGGCTGGCTGAGTGGCGATTTTCCGCTGGTCAGCAGTAGTACCGGCGAACTCGACATGCGCGCCGTAGGTCTGGTGGAGTCTAGCGGCAAACACCGTAATGCCGACGGAAGCCTGGTAACCTCGCCCGCCGGCGCTCAGGGGCAGTTCCAGTTAATGCCCGACACAGGGAAAGAGCTGGCCGCGAAACGTGGCGTGGCGTACAACCCTGATGACCCCGAGCAGCATGCACAACTGGCACGCGACTACGCTGGACAGCTCAGTAAAAAATATCAGTCTGAAACGCTGGCCGGGGCCGCGTACAACTGGGGGATGGGTAACGTAGATAAGCTGATTGCAAAAGTCGGCGACCCGCGCAAAGGCGAAATCTCTATGGCAGATTTCGTTAAGCAGCTCCCCGGAGAAACGCGCGGCTGGCTATCCCGCTATAATAAAAACAAAACCGGACTCGATCCGGTAGCGGTAAACAAAATCGATAACATCGCCGAAGCGCAGATCCGTGAGCAGCGTACAGCGTTGCGCCAGCAGGTAGACCCTATCCTCAACAATACGATGGCGCAGTTGTATAACGGCGAGGTACCGGATGCGATGCCTAGCGCGTCCACCATCCTGTTTGCTTACGGGGAGCAAGGGCAGACTGCGGTCAAGCAACTGGATATTGCCATCGATAACGCCAGAACTTTTCAGGCGATCCAGTACGTATCCCCGGCGGAGCAGCAAGCCGAACTAGCTAAAGTGAAGCCGCAGGCAAACGATCCGGATTACGCCCTGAAACTCGATGCATACGGCAAACTTGGCGCCCTGGTGCAGAAGAGTAACGCGAATATCCAGGCGCAAAATGACGCACGCCGCTTTAACGACGCGCTAATCTCCGGTGAAAAGCTCGACCCGAGCAACAAATCTATGCAGAAAGCGGCGGATAACACACCGCCGGCGCTTAATTTTCGCATTAACGATGCCACCACGCACGACGCTATCGTGCAGCAGGTTAGCCAAACCGGCATTATTCCGTCGCGGGTTACATCGCAGCTAAATGCGATTGCCCGCTCAGACAGCCCGGATGTGGTGAAGCAGGGCGCGACCTTGTTTAATTCCCTTTACAACACGGATCCCGCCTCAGTTGGCGATATGCCAAAGGATATGCAAAGTTTTTACCTGACGGTTAAGCAGCTATCCGACGCAGGCATGGCACCTGATGCGGCTGTAAAGCAGGCGCAGAACGTTACCTATAACCAGACTGACGCCCTGAAGGCTCAGCTTTCTTCCACGCAGAGTTCAAAGGAATATAAAGAAGACCGCGCTAGTGCTATGGATTCTGCCGTCAGTAGCATGAAACCGTGGTACAGCTTTGGCGGCCCAACTGCAGACGATCAGAATCCCGACACCGTAAAATTTCGTAATGACTACCAGTCGCTTTATGACGTTAATTATCGCAACTCGGGTGGTAATTCTGATATCGCCAAAAAAATGACCAATGTACAGATAGCCCGGACATGGAGTATTAGTGAAGTTAATGGAAGTGCTCAGTTTATGAAATATGCACCTGAAGCACTTTATAACTATGGCCCCTCAGGATGGCAGGCTGCTCAGTGGAAAGAAGAAAAAGAAGAACTAATTTATGGGGATCGTAGTAAAGAAATATTAACTAGCCCAACACAGCTTGGAATAACTTCCGGGGCAGCGCCCGTAATAACCACAAATACACCAGAATCTAATATTGGTGGGGAGTTAGAGATTACTCCAGATTTGGATACTCCTCGCGACCGAAAATATTCAGTTGTTGTTCGCATGAAAGATAAAGATGGAATCGAAAGCGTGCAGCCTTATTACGATAAATTTGGTCGTACAGTACGATGGAAACCTGATATTGAAAAATGGGCGCCATATCAAAAAATGCAGAAAGAAAGGGATCAGCAAGGCGAAGAGGAAATATCACGCGGTAAAGATATTCGCGGCTTTACGGAAAAACATCGTGCGCTTGATGAACAGTATCAGCGCTTACATGATGAGCGTATGAACAGGGTTAAAAACTACTTTTCATGGAGTAATGAATAATGCCTTTCTACCCACAATCTGACGAACCGCTTAGCGTAATGGATAACGCTTTAGAGGCCCCTACGGGCTTTGACGTTTCTTTGCCTGAGGGTACCAACCCGGAACCGCAGCGGGCTGAGCCTTCTGTATGGAATGCTGCATTCCGCCAGAATAACCTACTGGCGGGAATGTTCCGCCCGGCTAAACAATTCGAGCCTTCCGACGGCTACAATCCTTATTCTGATAAAAATGAGATTAAAGGTTACGAGCAGTGGGGATCGGCTTTCGCGGATTCTCAGTCACCGGAGGAAACCGCCTGGATTAAAAGTCAGATTGACGATGAAAACGAAGACCGCCGGGTACTTGGGGAAGCGGGTGCCGAAGGCACGCTGGCGAGTATCGCCGCCGGTGTTATCGACCCGGTTACCGTCGCATCAATGTTTATCCCCGGCGCGCAGGGCTCCCTTGCTGCTCGTATCGGTTCGCAGGTCGCGATTGGCGCCGCGGGTACCGCAATTAGCGAAGTCGCGCTGAACCAGCAGCAGTACACCAGAACCGTCGGAGAGAGTGCCGCACACATTGCCGCAGGTGCTATGTTCAGCGGTATTTTTGCCACTGCTGGCGCGATGATCACCCCGTCGGTAAGAACAGCGGCCACACGGGAAATGGCTGATGCGCTGGAAAATGTCGGCATGGCAAACGCTATTAATCGTGGAATGGATAGCCTGCCCGATGGTGGTAGTGTCGGTGCGATGCAGATCAGGCAGGCAACGCTTGATGATCTCACGCTTGATGGGGGAAAAGCGGCGGATATCGCGTTAAAGGCTGGCGGGTATATGACGCCAATATCGCGGGTCATTTCGTCGCCATCGCGTAACGCTCGGATCACGGCGCTGGAACTGGCGGAAAATAACTTTGCGCTGCGGGGTAACCAACGCGGATTTGAGACCCCTGTTGCGGCTGAAACCCGCGTGCGTGGCTGGAGGAGGGAGGAGGCCGCAGTAGTGGTCACCAATAAGCAGGCGTATGCCAAATATAAATCTGATGGTGGCGATCTCAATTACACCCGATTCCGTGAAGAAGTCGGCGAGGCCATGCGAAATGGTGACATTCACGGTAATGCTGCTGTTCAGGATGCCGCGCGTGCATTGCGTCAGGTAGTCGACAGGGTGAAAGTTGCTCAGCAGGATCTTGGCTTACTGCCGCCTGATGCGGAGCTAAAAGCGTTGGGGCAGACCAGTTATTTCCCTCGGGTATACAGAGTGGGGAAAATTGTTGAGGAGCGCGATAAATTCCGTGATCTTTTAGTTAACTGGTGGTCGCGTGGGCCTTCCGCTATGTCACGAGAAGATGCGGAGATCGCCGCAGACGCAACGATAAATAAAATCGTTGGCGCAAAAATTCCCCAGGATTTTACGAACGTTTTTACCGTCAAAGTTCCTGGGAGCTCACGGCAGCGTACTTTAAATCTTCCTGATAACATGATGCGCGACTATCTGGAGAGTGACGCTAACTATGTATTGCAGCGGCATATCCGGGAGGCTTCCCCGGATATCGAATTAACCCGCGTTTTCGGAAACCGCAACCTTGAGTCTCAACTTAAGGCCATACAAGATGAATATGATGAACTGATGCGGGCGCGTCCTCAGGAGCAGGCCAAATTAGCTAAAGCACGTGAGAATGATATCCGGGATATCACTGCTATGCGTGATCGTTTAGTCGGTACGTACGGAATGCCTGATGACCCATCATCATTTTTTGTTCGCGCTGGTCGGGCTATGCGTAACGTAAACTTTGTTACCAAACTTGGCGGTATGACGGTCTCCGCGATTCCTGATCTCGCCCGCGGCGTGATGGTCAATGGATTCAGTAAAACCATGAAGGGTTATGGTGCCTTGATATCCAGGTCACCGGCGTTCGCCGCCAACAAAAGCGAAATGAAAAAGATGGGGGTTATGGTCGAAACAGTGCTTAACTCCCGTTCTCGTCTGATGGCTGATCTGGTTGACAGCTCTACGCGTACGAACGCGGCTGAAGCTGGGCTAGACCGCGTCACCGATGTATTCGGAAAGCTTACGCTTATGGGGCAGTATAACGACATTAACAAAGCGATTAACGGTATGGTGACCGCTGACAGTATTCTGTCCGGGGCGACTCCGGCTTCCCGTATTGCGAAACTGGGTATCAGTCCGGCCACAGCAGCGCGCATAAACGAACAGTTCCGTAAGCATGGCGAGGTGCTTGATGGCTGGCATATTGGCAATTTTGAAAAATGGGATGATGATTACGCTGCAGGTGTTTTCCAGTCGGCAGTTTTGAAGGATACCAACAACATCATTATCACTCCGGGGGTAGGCGATACGCCATTGTGGGCCAGTTCTCCAATCGGGCGCACAGTATTCCAGTTCCGCTCATTCACGACGGCATCATATAACAGGGCGACAATCGGCGGTTTATCAGAAGGTACCGCGCAATTTTACTATGGCACGGCATTTCAGATTGCACTCGGTGCGCTCACCTACGCTTTAAAACAGTCTGCTAACGGTAAAGAAGTGGATTGGACACCGCAAAAACTTGCGCTGGAGGGGATCGATCGCTCTGGTATCCTAGGCCCGCTGATGGAATATAACAACATGGCAGAGAAGGCCACCGGCGGGATGTTTGGCTTAGGGCCGATGCTCGGTACCGGTACACAATCCCGCTACGCCAGCCGTGGCTTTATCGGTTCTGCGCTGGGGCCAACCTTCGGCCTGCTGGATACGGTCACTGACGTAACCGCTGGCGTGCTTAATGGCGACGTCGGCGACCGCGTCCTGCATAGTGTGCGTACATTACTGCCGGGGAATAACCTGTTCTGGATCGCGCCACTGATTAATCAGGTTGATCCCGGCATTCGTTAATTACCTTCCTTTCAGGTGGTTATACTTTAAAGTAGTTATTTAGACGGTGGATGTAGGTTTCGCATCCGCCCATATTACCATCATAATTATAATTTTTTATTATACCTGCCTTGTCGGTAGCTATTTGTATTTTGCAGGTATAGGTCACGGGTATATATTCCGTTTGCAATGTAGTTGCGTTGAAAGTGGTTGAGCCTATTGCTCCTGTTGTCAACTGAGGTGACGATAGCGCGGCTACGTCGTTAACCGCGTTAGACCAAGTGTACACTGTCGTGTCGTCAAATGTTTGCTGTTGGCTTGGGTATCCTAACGCTTCAAACGCTACTGTTTTATCCTTTCCTTTTAGTTTATTTAATCCATCATTCATTTGCCCGAAGGTTACGCATCCAGAGAGCAAAACCACAGGAATTAAAATTATTTTTTTCATTGTTATCCCTTTATAAATGGTCAGGAATCCGACCTAAAAAGCATACATCATAGCCTCATGGATAACCACGGGGCTTTTTTATGCATTCAGATTACAAAACCCGCCTGACCGCTCTTAGCGATAAGCTCACCGACGTAGTTCTGGAAGAAGCCGATCCGGATAACTGGCCAGGGGCAGGGAAGGAAATCACAAAGCACACCAAACAGGAACGCGGCGATCGGTACTGGCATAAGAAGAACGCGGCCGCATCGCTCACGCTGCTGGTAAAAGTCCATTCGCTGATTGGCATGCATACGCGCGGGGGGACGCCTAAACCCGGCGAGGATCCGGACGATGAAGCATTCCAGTTAGGTCAGCAGGTAGCAGCTGCTGAACGTAAAGCGCTGGAAGTGATCGAGAGGCTGCAACAAAAAGGCAAAAAATGATTTCGTTCCTGGCCTTCTTTTTGATGTGGGCGGAACGGATGAACTGGGACGTTCCGGATTGCCACTATAAAGCCTGCCACTGGCTGGAGCATCGCGGAAACCTTGCGGTGCTTCGCTGTTTTCGTGGCTTTGGTAAATCCACTATCCTGGGCGTTTATAACGCCTGGCGGTATTACTGCGATCGCCAGTACCGTATTTTGCACCAGTCGGAATCCGATACTACCGCCAGAAAGACCAGCCGCGATACGCAGAACGTTTTACGCAATCACCCGCTGACAAAAGGCATGTTGCCGGACGGCATCGGTACCATCGAACAGTGGTGGGTAAACGGCGCGCTGGATATGCGTAACGCCAGCATGTTCGCAAAGGGGATCCTGTCGAACGTTACCGGCGCCCGCGCCAACGAGTGCCAGAATGATGATGTAGAAGTACCTGGCAATATCCAGACACCGGAGGCCCGCGAAAAGCTGCGCTACCGGCTGAGCGAACAGACGCACATTTTGATACCTGGGGGCCGAAAATTGTTTATCGGTACTCCGCATACTCACGACAGCCTCTATGACGAGAAAGAAGCCGAGGGGGCCGACTGCCTTACGATAAAGCTATTCGATAAAGAGCACCGCGTCGAAGCAAAGAAGGCGACCAGAAAACGATACCGGGTACCGTTCCGTCCGGAATATGTTTTTGTGGGGATCCATAAAGCCGCCCGGCTACTGGTAGAGGGTACCGATTACCGGTTGACTGACGACGGCGTAGAATTTGCCGCGCCTCCAGAAACGGTCGTGGATTTTTATGCCGGTTGTGCGTGGCCGGGCCGCTTCGATCATGATGAATTGCTGCTGCGCCGGAGAGAATGCCGGACAGTTAACGAATGGGACAGCCAGTACCAGCTGCACAGTAAACCGGTTGGCGAGGTTCGTCTCGATCCCGACCGTATCCGAGAGTACAACGTCCAGCCTGAAATCCGATACGCGAACCGCTCCTGCTCGATGTGGCTGGGCCAGACGCAAATCGTTGGCGCTGTCGCCTGGTGGGATGTGGCCACCGGCAAGGTTAAAGCCGACGCCTCGGCGTTCTCTCTGATTTTCACCGACGCCCGCGGGCACCTTTACTGGCACGTTTGCCAGGGGCTTACTGGCGAGTTGGCGGAATTTGACGACAACGACAAAATCACCGGCGGCCAGGTGATGCAGATTAAAGAGCTGGTGCTGAAGTACCAGATCCCCCTGGTCTGCGTCGAAGTCAACGGCCCTGGCAGCTTCGCGGGCAAGTTACTTATTCAGGCGCTGAAGGGGACCTGCTGCGGCGTACGGGAAGAATTCAGCATGACCAATAAACAGAAACGCATCCTCGATGCCTTCGAAGCTCCGCTGTCGTCGCGCTTCCTTTGGGCGCATACCGACGTTCTGGACGGTCCGATGTACGACCAGATGCGCGACTTTAACCCGGCATTGACCAATCAGCCTGATGACTTTATCGATTCTGGCGCTGGCGCTATTAGTTCAACACCGGTTCGCATAGGTAAATTGGTCGGGATTCCGACCGCACAGGCGCGGGAACATTGGCAACCAAACGATGGCGATCACATGGTCGCCGTAGATTACTAGCCGCCGGAGTTCCTCGTATGTCGGTACCGAACCAGACACCCTATAACATCTACACTGCCAACGGGCTAAGTACCGTCTTTGCCTATGAGTTTTACCTGATCAGCGCCAGCGACATTCAGGTGACAATCAACGGCAACGAAATAACGTCCGGCTATACCGTGTCGGGTGTGGGTAATACTGGTGGTGGCGAGGTTACTTTTCTTACAGCGCCGGCCAATGGCGCCACGGTCATTTTTGAACGCGCAACACCGACGTACCGGCTCACCGATTACCAGGACAATGGCGACCTGCTGGCAGATACCGTCAATAAAGATTTTGACCGTCTCTGGATGGCTATCCAGCGCGCGTTTATCTATCTCGGGGTGGCGCTCAGTCGTCCGCTATTTGGTGGTGGGCCATTCAACGCTACCGGCTACCGTATTGCAAATCTGGCCGATCCGGTTAGCGATCAGGACGCGGCGACGAAAGGCTATGTTGATACACAGATCGCTGGCAATACCACTGCATGGAAAACTGGGGATGCGGTTTTAAATCAGAAGATTGACGCAAATTTTAATCGTGCTCTCAGGGTACCTGAATCCAGTGTACCTGTATTACCTACCATAGCGCGCCGAAAGAAAAAGCTATTTGCCTGGGATGATGTTGGTGATCCAATTGCTGTCTTACCTGAGTCTGGTTCTGCTGCGGATGTCCTGATAGAACTGGCTTCCAGCGACGGTTTTGGGCTGGTCGGTCAGGTCAGCTCTTTTGCTGCATTAAGAACTATTGCTCCCGGATTTGTAGGGCAGAAAATATTACTGGCTTCGCATGCCCCCGTTGCCGGCTGGTTCGCGCTGGCGCTGCCACCTGCTGGGTTTGGTGAGTTTATTGCTAAATCCGGTTCTGCCACTGACGACGGTGGTTATATTTGTGTGCCGGACGGCATCACTGATATGTACTGGCAGCGTCTCATTGAGAGCGAAACACTCCACGCCGAG